TGAAGATGATTAAATATATTATATACACACAGAAAGCATGTGGATATTGTAATAAAGCCAAGGAGTTATTGGCAGAACTTAACTTAGAGTATGAAGAAAGATTATTGGATACTCCAGAACGTGTTAAAAAATTTAAGGAGAGAGGATATAAAACTGTTCCTCAAATCTTTAAGCATGTCGGAGGATTTACAGAACTACAAAAAGATTTAAAGGAGAATATATGAAAGAATATTTTTTAAGTGCTGACCAATTCATAGCATTGAGTTGTGACTTGGCAGATAGATTAATGCAGTATGATTTAAAAGAGAACTATGATTTATATATTAAAAAAGAAGGAACAAGTACAAGTTACACCGAAGCAGGACAAGATATTTTTAATGCATTGGTTGATGAAGTAGAAGATATCCTAGCAGGTCATAGCATCTTTCACGAGAAAGAAGGAGAGGTATCTTTCAAACCAGATATTAAATTATTAAAAGGTGCAACACCTCCAGAGCAGAATGTTATACCGTTTAAAATTGGTGCTATCTCTGGGGATGCAGATGAATAAATACAAAGTTCATATAGAATTACAGTTTGAAAAGAGACCAACAAACGTAGATGTACTAAATAAATTATTTGATATATTGAAAAATAATTCTATTGATTATATAATAGAAAAATTAAAAACAAAGAAAGGTAAGAAGAATGATTAATATTAATAAAGAAATGTTACAAATACTTGTATGTATTTTAATATGGTATTCACTTTGTTTTATCGTACCTTATGTGGGGTACTAAATGAAAACATTTGATACATGGAAAGATAAAAGAATTAAAGCAATTAATAGAGTACTTGAAAAGTATGATACTGAAGCTAGTGACGATTGTTACTACTACGATGAATATCAAAAGGTATTATTATCAAGTGCCAGAAATAAAAGAGAGTATAAATATGTGGACAAGGACAGAAGCTGAGAATGAATTGTCTGCTCTATTGCTGATGGATGTTACTCAAGCATTAAAAAATTATGATGCAAAGAATGAAGAAAAAATAGAGATAACTCCTTGGCATTTAGAACAGATGGTTCGATTATTATTAGAGGACAGATATGATTTTATTCAGACAGGAATTAATATGTTGGATGATTTAAACTATCAAGTTTCATCTGAAGCCGAACTATCTACTGTGCAGTTTAAAATTAAATTATTGAAAGAACATTTTAGAATGTTTTTAAATCAGGAGTAATGTATATATGTATGATGGGTATATAATATTTATATTTTTAATCGTGTTTTATTTAGCATGGTTTAATTAAGGAGAAAAAGTTACAATGAATGAGTTAGAGATATTAAGAAAAAATGTAAGAGACTTGCAAGAACAATTAAGAAATGCTCATGCAAGAATTAAAACACTAAATGATGAATTGTTTGCACGAAGAAATAAAGATAAAAATATAGAGCAAACATACAGAAAAAATGAAGGGATGTGGGCAGAGAATCCAGATGCTTTACATATAAAAGATGAGTAAAGATAGAGAACGAAGATTCAAAGCAGTAGGAAGATATTTTCAACCTCCTAAAAAAATTAAATATATTTGGTTGAATAATATTTTTCCTATTGTTTTAATTATTAGTTTACTTTTTTTAATTTTTAATTTATAATAGGTAAGTTATGGGAAATTCTAAAGCTATAAGTCAGGGTGCATGTCCCTTCTGTGATTCAAGTGATGCCTTCACATTGTATGATGATGGACATGGGTATTGTTTTAGTTGTGGTGGTTATCAACATGCTGATAAGAACAATACAAATGTAGCTACGACGGTTGGAGGTATTTCTCAAGAGATTCGAGAAAGAAATATCACAAGAGAAACTGTTAAGAAATATGGTGTAACAGTTAAGAGTTTAGATACAGATTACTATAGTCATGAATATAAATACTATGATGAAAATAATTCTTACGTAGCTTCGAAGATAAGAAGAGTTAAGGATAAAGCATTTAGTTGTACAGGTAATCTTAGTCAAGCAGTTTTATTCGGACAACAAGCATTTAAGAGTGGTGGTAAATATGTAACCTTATGTGAAGGAGAGATTGATGCTATGTCTGTGCATCAAATGTTAGGTAATAAATATGCTTGTGTAAGTATTAAGTCTGGTGTTAAGGGAGCAGTTAAAGATGTTAAAAGTTCGTTTGAATTTTTAGATGGGTTTGATAATATTGTTATTTGTTTTGACAATGACCAATACGGTAGAGAAGCTTCAGAAAAAGTTGCACAAATCTTTTCACCAAAAAAATGTAAGATTGTTTCGTTAAATTTAAACGACCCTTCGGAATATTTAAAACAAAATAAAAGCAAAGAATTTGTGAAGTCATGGTGGGATGCAGAACAATATACTCCTGCAGGAATAATTAATTTAGGTTCTCTTGGAGAAGATTTATTCAAGGAAGAAGAAGTTGAAACGTGTTTATATCCATGGACAGATTTAAATGAATACACATACGGTATGAGAACGAAAGAGTTAGTTACATTTACTTCTGGTGCAGGTATGGGTAAGTCATCGGTGATGAGAGAACTCATGCACCACCTACTAATTAATACTGAAGATAACATTGGAGTCTTAGCATTAGAGGAATCTATTAAGACTACTGCATACAGTATTATGAGTGTGTGTGCCAATCAAAGATTGTATATCAAAGAGGTTAGAGAAAAATTTTCTCCAGAACAATTAAAAGAATGGCAAGATAAAACAATTAATACAAATAGAATATTTGCCTTCGACCACTTCGGTTCTATGGATAATGATGAGATACTTTCGAGAGTTGAACACCTTGCATCTGCAAAAGATTGTAAGTGGATTATTATAGACCATCTATCTATTTTAGTTAGTGGTCAAGAGGTAGACGATGAAAGAAAGTCTATTGATATTTTAATGACCAAGTTAAGAAAACTTGTGGAGCAAACTAAGGTAGGTATGTTACTAGTGTCTCATCTTCGTAGACCTTCTGGAGACAGAGACTTTAACAATGGCAGAGAAGTTTCTCTTGGACACCTCAGAGGGTCAGCTTCGATTGCTCAGTTATCTGATAGTGTGATAGCTTTAGAAAGAGACCAACAAGCTGACGACCCTTCTTTAGCTAACGTAGTTAAAGTCAGAATATTAAAGAACAGATATTGTGGAACTCTGGGAGTTGCTTGTCATTTATTTTATAATAAAGAGTCAGGGAGGATTAAACAAATACAGAATCCTTATTCGCAAACGAACGATTTAAGTTCAACATTTGACCAAGCATTCTAGGAGGTATATATGAAATGTTATAACTGTGGAACAGAATTAATATGGGGTGGTGACCATGATTGTGAAGAAGATGAAGACCATGTTATTGTTACAAACTTATCTTGTCCAGAGTGTGATGCTTTTCATTTAGTGTATTGGGGTCACAAAGATAAAGAAGATAAACCAAGTTGGGAAGAAGGATACAAAGAATGGTTAAAGACAAAATAGTTTATAAACCAAGAAAGTTAACATTTAAGGAAAAAAGAATGATAGTGAAAGCACACAAAATTTTATTTAATGATGATAAAGAACCAGAAATGTGGGAGCATTATTGTGAAGAAGAAG